CATCAATGCGTCCATTACTTGTCGCATCACCACAACGCTTAGATTACGACACAGTAGATGACAAACTTATAACCACACTACCTGCACAATTAACAGGTTGCACAGTGGTTCGTTCTGTACCGAATGTTGGTACGCAGATTCTCACAAATCAAACAATCCCAACACCGTACAACGACAACACAGACCATTGTGGGTTGATTGTGATTAACAGAGCTTTGTCTCCTAGTGAAACCTCAACTATTGCAGCTGAATTCAACAAGAGGGCTGGTGTATGAAATTCAACTTATCAGTCGTAAACATCATCCCCGATGCCCACCGTGATGCAATTAATCAAATCGCAGCGTTATACGGATGTGGTCCCAATAACCTTTCTGTAAAACTACAAGGTGAAGATGGCATTTATTGGGGCTGTCATTCATGGTGGAAGCCTGAAGATTATGCAATGTTCTCTGATGATGAATTAAGAGCGCAAGTCGTTCCTACGGAGTTAGCACCTGCACTTGAACATTTGTATGAACGATTAATGCTTGATGGGAATAGTCAAGAGAATTGGCAGGCTGCATTAGCTTTAAATGGGCTTTCTGAAGTTCAGGAAGAAACCTTATAAACCAAATCAAACATGAACCGTCCGAAAGGGCGGTTTTTTTATGCCTGAGTGTTTATATGCGTCCAGCATTCAGGCTCAACACAACTCAAAGGAGTTAATTATGAATGCTATGTTAAAACCAATCGCAATTGTTGAAGTCGAAAATGGCGAACCCATGACAACCACTTTGCAAATAGCACTTGGTTTAGGTATCCAACATGCAACAGTTATTAAGTTGGTTAGAACTTACATGCCTGACTTCCAAGAATTTGGAAGGGTTAGATTTAAAATCCAATCCTTTGAGACAAATGGCGGTACTCAAGAGCGTAAATTTGTTCCATTAAATGAACAACAGGCGACCTTCTTAATGACACTTATGCGGAACAGTCCACGAGTTATTGAGTTTAAAAAAGCATTAGTGCAAGCATTCTTTGAAACACGAGAGTTTATTCGCTCGCAGGATCAAAGTTATAACAATATTCACAAAAAATTATCACTTCAGCTTGATCTAGCGAAATCAGATGCAAGCCTTGCAGGTAGTGTTTTGGGCAGTTATCGCAAGAAACGAGATTTATTAATGACTGCAATCACAGAAGTCGAACGACTTATGCAGCCATGCCTATTTGAATAACCAAATTATTTCCAAACCAATGCCACCGAAAGGTGGTTTTTTTATGCCTAAAAAGAGGAGTAGCTACTCATGGCAGCAAAGAAAGGCGTATTAACGCAGGGTACTAAAGTGTGGCTTCTACACGGAACTCCTGCAACATTAACCCAAATGAACTGTATTAAAGCCCTTGTACTTGGCGATGACAGCGCAACCGAAATTGCCACAACATGCCTTGAAGAAGAAAACACCACGACTTCTATGTATGGCTTAAATACACCAGGTGAAGGCTCAATCCAAATTGATACTGATCCGACTAATGCAACGCATATGTTATTGCTTCAACTTGCATCTGAAAAAGCGGAAGTGGTGGCCTATGTCTGTTGGTCAGATGGTACGGAGCCGCCAACATTATCAGGATCAGATGTAACTTTACCTGATACACGCACATGGTCATATTTCACAGCGATTCTACGCAAAGGCTCACCAGTTTTTGATGCTGATGCACTTGTGAATCACACTGTACCAATGAAGCGCCAAACAGAAGTAGTTGAAGAATTTAAGGTGACTCCATAATGGCTAAAGCTAATTTAAAAGCCCTACGAAAAGTTACTCAAAGCGGTGCACCAATCGAGCGAACCGTAAAATGGATGGTACTTGTAACGGATGATAATCTTGAGTACCTAAAAGAGCTTACTGGCAATTCAGATGTGACTACTGGTGAAGAGATTGAACTCGAAGGGCAAGTGTTTATCAAACGGCTTTCTTTTGCTGCACAACAAGAAGTGGCAAAAGCATTTGAATGGGATGTAGTGACAAACCCACAAGATCCAGTATTGAAAGAAGTCAATGGTAGCCGCTTGGTGGCTTCCCGTCTTATTGGATCTATTTGTGAAGATGAAAAAGGAACGCCGTTCTTTACAAAACTTGAAGATGTGTACACCTCCGATCCAAAGTTTATTGATGCTGTATATCAAGAATCTGACAAGGTGAATAACTTTACGGGAAAGTTACTGAAGAAGAATTCGAGCGAAACGAATTCTGGTGCGAACTCGTCCTCAACGGAATCGGCGGGAGAACCATCGAAGAAGCACAAGCAACCATAAATAATGCCGAGCTAAACATTTGGAGAGCCTACCGTAACAAGTATGGCTCTTTATTTTTTGGTCGCAGGATAGAACAGGCTTTTGGTAACTGGACAGCTCATTACACCAGTTTGAAGATTCAGAAAGAAACAGATCCTTTTGACTTCATGCCGCACGAAAAGGCGCCTGAATTAACCTATGAGCAAATGCGCATGAAGGAAATTAAGAAGAAGGAATCAGCTTAGGTTGGTTTCTTCTACTCCTCACACATGAGGAGCAATGACACTCAAATTGAGGGTCTCGATTAACTACTTTGAAGGGAGTTTATGTGAAAAAGCCTCAACTATCTCTCGAAGGGCTTTAATTTCTTGCATTTGTTTTTGATGAAGATCTTGCAGCCTTGAGAATTCATAGGAATCGGAAGGGCTAATTTCAGATTCGAAGCTTTTTTCAAGGCGATAAACAGCCTCAGCATTTTTTGAGCGACCACTTTCCTTGCAGGCGCTCTCTAATTTCTCCTTTAGCTCAGGAGGGAGGCGTAGGGGAAATTGTTGATCAGTTCTAGCCATGTAATTAATCACCCAAAAGTTAAGTAATGCTTAATTTTCAAAAATAATAGCATCACGGTGTTGCTAATAATACAAACACGGTGATAGTATAAACACCGTGCTAGTATATAGCGCGATGTAAATAGGAGGAAGAAGATGGCTCGTAGTGACAAACAAATGAATTTTCGTATGCCGCATGAGAATGTGGATCGGTTAAAAATTCAGGCAAAAAAGGAAAGACGCTCTGTGACAGCGCAATTAAATGCGATTGTTGAGGAGTGGCTTAAAAACCAAGAGCAGAAAGAGAGTGCGAAAGCATGAAATTAGCAGACAACAAAAAAGCCCAGACTTTGGACGGTGAGGGCTTTAGTGTATTCAAATCAGTGAGATATGAACTATGAGTAGTTTAGCATTAAGTTTTAACGAAGTAAATTTTTCACCGATGGTGCAAGATGGTCAGGCATATTTATCGTCAACAGAATTGGCAATAGCTTTAGGATATGCAGATACTAGATCTGTTACTAAAATTTTCAATCGATATGCCGATGAGTTTACGTCAAAAATGACGAAAATTATTGAATCTCCCGAAGTGGTCAATTTGAGCACCTCGAATTTAGTAATGAGGATTCGTATTTTCTCACTTAGAGGCTGTCATCTAATTGCTATGTTTGCCCGTACCCCAGTCGCCAAAGAATTCCGCAAATGGGTACTCGACGTACTAGAAAAAGAAGTCCTGCAACAGCAGATCGACACACGAGTAAAAATCAACGCAGAGCAACAAGCCATACTCAAAGAAATCGTCGACCGACGTTGTGAGGGCAGTACAAAGAAACGCACCGAACTCATACATGAGGTAGAGTGACTTATGTAAAAAGTAAATAATAAAAATTGATTGCCGATAGGTGAACACTATGAAATGCGTTCACTAATCAAGAAATGAATAAAATGGAACTTTTAGACTAATTCACAACTTTGATCAAGTTTGTCAGAGGACTTCAATCCTCAATTTAATTCGCTCGTAAATGATCAGTATGATTTGTCACGTTATTGTGGAAAGGTTTGTTGATGATATTGAATCCGCTATTATATTGATTAAAATTGTAAAACTAGAATTTGATAGTGAATATAAGCTCGCTTTAAAAAAATAAAAGCCCTTCACAGAGGGCTTATTAGAATTACGAAGCTTAGACTAACCAGCTATCTTGTTGACCAATATTGATAAATTCCCAAGATTGTTTTAGTCCTTTTTCGTGAAATTTCAACGTTAAAGGTTTATCTACAATTGATTCAGTAACATGGTTTTTATAAGACACTATAATTTTGGCCATTATCTCTTTTTTATCATTTAAAAAGAAGTATATTTCAGGAGGAGGATCCTCTACAAAGTAACAATTTTCTGGTAGGAAGACCATTGCCTTAGCTGCATTCACTGCATCTTGCTTATCTTTCTTGGAAAAAAACACATCGAAATCCATAGTATTGAACCTCTATCTAATAATTTCCCCTCTATATATTTTAAATAATTTGATAAAAAATGATACTTATTTAACACTTTGTAATATAAATGCTACCTATTAAGCTAAATGGCTAATTTTAATAAATATTTAAAATGATAATTACTGAGTTGGATTCTCAGAAAAGATAGAGTTTCACATGAAGAACTTGAATTAGAGCATTTTGTAAGTACACCAGTAAACTTGATTAATGGATTAGCTTTCCTAAGGCTCTTTCTGTAAAGAGTTGACGAATGCGCCTGTTACAATTAATTTATTGTGATATGTATCACACTTTTGTATTATTCGATCATATTTTTTCTGGTTCTTATGGGTGGATTATGATCATTTCTGATGGCGAGCATGTATTCCCTGAGCGTGCGAATAGTTTTAAAGCTTTCCTCAAGAAATACCTATTTGAACTGGATGGTGAGCATTTGCTAGAAGAAAAAACTTTTGTGTATGACATTGAAGGTGATGAATTTCTTGAATCTGAGATTCAGGCATTTTATACACTTTGGTCGCCAAGCTAAGTAAGCTTCATTAAACCGCCTATAGGCGGTTTTTTAATAAAAGTTATGAACTTATATAATTAAATATAAAGAATCACTTAGATTTTTAATTGGGATGCTAAAGCGCTTTAGTAGGTTTTGTTGTATTGAATCGATTTATATTTTTGCATTAAGTGTGAAAAATAATCCAGATTGATTTTGAGCTTGCAATGAAAACTCTAGAACTTATCTCGTTTAAGTTTAAAGCTCCATAAATTTGAACTTATTCTGTAATTTAACTCATAAGAAATTTTTTGATACTGCTTCGACAAAGAAGAAAATATTGTCTTGTGATATGGAATTTTTTATCTAACAGACTGATT